TAAGGATGTAAAAGATATGAGCCTTACCAGCAATTTAACTGGGACTTCTCAGATCAGCTACGTTCCTAATGCTATAATGCGTTCTTTCTTCAACCCGCATCTGTATGATGTTTTCCGCATCATCCCTACCGCTACCGGTAACGTAACTTTCCCTCGTGCTTCTGACACAGTAAGCGAAGGATCTTTCGGTGCTCAAACTGAAGGTAACAGCAAGGCGCAAATCGACTACAATTTAACAATGGTTAACGTTGCAGTTCCTTTCATCGCTGGTTTTGCTAAAGTAAGCCGTCAAATGTTGCAGGATCTTCCTTTCTTACAAGCGTACTTATCACAGTCACTTGTTGAAGATTGGAATAGAGCGGTTAACACTCGTTTCCTGAATACAATCGCATCCGGATCTACTGCACTTTCATCTGCTGCTACTGTTAACGCTGAGAAAATGATCGATGGTGTTGCACAACATGGCGCACTTGGTTTAGGTCAACCTAACCTGATCCTTACTACTCACGCTTCATGGGCTACTTTGATGAAGACTAAGCCCGGTGATTATAGCATACCCGGCGGTGTTACAATCGGAGCAAATGGTGAAACAAGAATCGTAGGCGTACCTGTTGTACCTCATTCTCAGGTAACTGGATCTCGTTTTTATGTCTTAAATACTGATGCTTTCGGTATCGCTCAGGCTTCTGCTCTTAGCGTTCGCAGCACTGAATTTGATGATAAAGATTTCCAAAAGAACTTGATCACTTACCGTGCTGAGGCTCGTATTGAACTTCTGAGCTTCCAGCCTAAAGCAGCCGTTTACGGAACTACTGGAACTGCTTAATTTGGTTTGGTTTGTTTTGGTGTGAATAATCCGGCCCCCCTTTCTTGGGGGGCTTTTTTATTTGTATATTTACGACATGAAAGCTATTTGTCTAAGTTTAGCCAGCCGAGATGATCGATGGACATTGGCGCAAAAGGAGTTCAAAGAACAAGGGTTAAATGTCGATCGTTTTTTAGCTATTGAAAATGCGGATAGGTTTTTATCTTTTAACTTATCCCAGCAGGCTATATTACAAAGCATTAATGAGGATACTATTGTATTTGAGGATGATGTAAAGTTTGCAAGTAATGATATGCAAAAGGTGTTAGATACTGCACCTTCGGACTGGCAGATGCTTTATTTATCGGGCCATGTGTTGCAACCGTTGAAACATGTTAAGGATCATTGGTGGCGGTGTAAGCATACGCATACTACTCATACGGTTATTTATAAACCTGAAACGGCAAAATATATATTGGAGCGTTTTGATCCGTATAAGTCTGGCATATATGATGATTTTTTATTGAATAAAATACAGCCTAACATTAAGGCATATATTTGCAAGCCGTTTATTACTACTCAAAGGCCATGTTATTCAGACTTATGGCAAACAGATACCGATTACGGAATATTACATACACAAAGCAAATTAATATGAGAAAGCTGCATATTACATTTAGTGATAACAATATGACGCAAAGCGCTATACTTAGCAGGGATAGTGCAATTAGAAACGGTGTTCACCATTCTATAATGTTTAATGAAAAATGCTACGATGCTTCATTTTATAGTTTAAATAAGGAAATATTAAATAAAGAACGTGGCGCTGGGTATTGGTTGTGGAAGGCTTATATTATTTACAATAATTTACATAGGTTAAGCGCTAATGATATTTTGATTTATACGGATGCGGGTGTAGAGATTATAAATAACGTTGATCATATTATTGAGCAGATGGATAGCGATGTTTTTTTATTTGGCAATAACTACAGGCATTTAGATTGGTGCAAAGTGGATGTAATGGATACTATTTATCCGTATTGGCGTAATAGTTTTGATAAAGAAAGTAGACAGGTGCAAGCCTCTGCTATATTTATACGCAATACATATTTTGCAAGGTTGTTTATAGGTCAATGGTTGAAGTATTGCCAGATTGATAATTTTATAGATGATTCGCAAAGCGCTGCGGTCAATTATCCTACTTTTCAGGAACATAGACATGATCAGGCTATATTAACTACCCTTGCATATAGGCACGGTATTAAATTGCATTGGTGGCCCGCTCATTATAACGGAGGGCAATTTATATACGATAAGCATCCGCAATTTAGCGAAGATAACTACCCCGTAATATTTCACCACCACAGAAAACGTAATAACGAATGGTAAAAAGAATATCAATAGAACGTTGGCAGGAAGCTCAAATAGCTGAAAGGGTATGCCATAAATTTGACAGAAAGCATGGGGAAAGTCATTATCAAAATACTTATTACAATTATTTTGAGTATTTAGATATAAAAGATTCAGATGCTTTTATTATAGAAATAGGGTGTGCTGACTTCCCGGCGTTGCAATGGGTTAAATTTGGCAAAGGTTTATTAATTGAACCGATGCCATCCGTTATACTAAAAGAAATAGCCAAAGAATATAATTTAGAGATTATCGATAAGGCGGTTGAAGATATTGATTTGCCTAAGTGTGATGAAATATGGCTTTTAAATGTTATGCAGCACGTTATTGATCCTAATTTATTTATAGCAAAATGCAAGGATGCTACTAAATTAATAAGGTTTTTTGAGCCTATTGATTGGCCAATTGAGATTTATCATCCGCATACTTTTACATTTGAATGGTATAAAAATCATTTCCCTGATGCTAAATTATATAAAGGTGATAAGCCTAATTTTCATGAAGCAAAATGCGCATACGGTATATGGTCACAAGTTTAAGCATAGGCACAGGCGGGCTGGGTAGGTTCGGCAATCAAATGTGGACTATTGCCGGATGTATAGGCATTGCAAGGGCCAACGGTATGAATTTTGCGTTTCCTAAGTGGATCAATTATGATAATGCGCTTTTTGGCGGCAATAGAGACGATTTTAGCCAATATTTTGTAAATCCGCTACCTTTATTACCTGACGGCCGCAATTGGCAGGAATACAGCTATTTTTGGGGCTACAGAAATGTAAGGCTGCAAAAGGGTGACTGGTCAATAAACGCACATTTGCAAAGCTCTAAGTTTTTCGAGCATTGCATTGAAGAGGTAAGGCATTATTTCACTATGCAAAACGAGCCGTATCAAAATGATTATTGTGCGATCCATGTAAGGGCGGGCGATTATGTAGATGATCCAAATGCTTATCACCCAAGATGCAGCGAAGAATATTATCAAAAGGCTATTGATATGATGCCGGCGGGCACAAAGTTTATAGTTTTCTCAGATGATTATGAGTTTGCAAAAAGCAGGGTAAAAGTTGATGGGTTGTACATATCTGGTAATTATATTGAAGATTTTAAGTTAATGAAGCGCTGTAAGCATTTTATCATAGCAAATAGCAGTTTTTCTGCAATGGCAGCATTATTAGCGGATCACCCTGAAAAGATAGTTATTGCGCCTAAGCGTTGGTTTGGGCCGCATGTAGACATATCGGCAAAAGATATTTTTCACCCAAAATGGATAGTTATATGAACATTTTATGGAGCATTCACCTGTATTTTCCAAGGCATGGCAGCGGTGCTGAATCTATGGCCCGTAATATAAATCGTTATTTAAAATCACAAGGCCATGATGTAAAAGTGCTGCTTAATCAGGCAAATCAGTATAAGATAAACGAAATGTATGAATTTGAGGGCGTGGATGTTTTCCCTCCAGATGATTACATAATAGATAAGCTATTCACTTGGGCGGATGTTGTTATATCGCATTTAGATTACAACAAATGGACTTCGCACCAGTGCGAAAAGTACGGTAAAAAGTTTATCCATATCGTTCACAATGATACGCCGTATCCATCGGTCATTGATTCACCCGTACCCGTGAAAGTTGTTTACAATTCTGAGTGGTGTGCAAAAGCGTTGAATTATAAATGGCCGTCTATTGTATTTCCCCCACCTTTGAATGAATGGGTAAAGACTCAAGATGATGGCAGGATATATGTGACGCTAATAAATCTAAATCAAAATAAAGGATCACGGTATTTTTATTCTTTGGCTAAAAAGATGCCAAATGTTAGATTTTTAGGAGTGAAAGGTAGTTACGATAATCAGCATATTGAAAGCCTGCCAAATGTCAAAATAATATCTAATACGCCCGATATTAGATCGATTTATAAGATTACAAAAATACTGTTAGCGCCTTCGCATTATGAAAGTTGGGGTATGGTAGCCTCTGAGGCTATGGCTAATGGTATCCCTGTTATTTACAACCCTACGCCGGGCCTTATTGAGAATGTAGGCAAGGCGGGTATTTGCATTGATAGGAAAGAAACTGAGA